AAAAGCAAATAAATTAATTAAGCGTGTGAAAGATAGAGTGGATAAAGAATGGACAGCGCGTGATGAAAAAGGTCAAGTAAATATACATCCGGTTGAGCAGTTACAAAAAATGAAAGAGGGAGAGTGGCTAGTATTAGCAAGAGATGGTTATCGTTTAGATAAATTAGAAGATGAATTAAAAATTTATGGTTACTTTTATGAACGAGGGGATCGCACCTCTATCAGTAAACTTGTACATCAAGCTATATTGGCATGGGAAGATGTTCGCAGAGGAAAAGAATTAGATATTAAAAGAGTGAAATCATTTTACAGTTACGTAAAAATAAATACAGGTGTCGATAAAAAATTTAAAGGTATGAAAAATGTTGATAAAGAAAAAATGTTTACCTTTGATATGCTGAAAGAAAGCTACGGATTAAAATTAGATAAAGACTTACCTTGGTTTGAAGCATTAGAAAATATTGAGCCTGCCAAGAAGACGTATGTACGTATGTGTTTACGTCGTCAAGAAAACATTAGACGCGCACCACGGATCAAACTGTCCACGATACACGGATCAAAAGGTGGTGAAGCAGATAATGTAATGTTGTTAACAGATTTAACTCGTAAGGCTGATGCTTCATATTGGTCACAACGAGATGAAGAGCGACGTGTATTCTATGTGGGAATGACGCGTGCAAGAAACACTTTGAACATTGTGAGATCACAAACGGACAGAGAATTTACGGAGGCATTTTAATGTTTACAATAGATACTGCATTGAAACAAGTCAGTGTAACAGAGAAACAAATACGCAAGATACGCGCACAGTTACCAAAATTAAACCGTGAGAAAGTTGATCAAGAATTAAAAATATTATTACTTGATTTACAACTACTTACAAATGATTTAAGATCTATCAACAAAAAGGAGAAAGATGAAGACTAGAGAATATTTAGATACAGCGGCGAAAATAGTTATGGGTCAACGTCAACATGATTATGGTGACAAGTATCAGAATCATGAAAACATTGCAAACTTATGGAGTAATTATTTAGACTATAATATATCAGCACACGATGTAGCTATATGTATGCTACTTGTAAAAGTAGCACGATTAAAACACAGACCTACAAAAGATTGTTACATAGACATGGCGGGATATGCGGCGATTGCGGGTGAGATAAATGATAGGAAAGAAGATGACACAAATACCTCTATTTCAAACTCCAAGTGAGTGGACACCACCAGAAAAAGTTCCTAATCTTTCTGAAGCAAAAGAAATAGCTGTCGACTTAGAGACATACGATCCAGACATTAAAACAAAAGGTCCGGGTTGGGCTATCAATAACGGTTATATAGCCGGTGTTGCTATTGCTGTAGAAGGTTGGAAAGGTTACTTCCCTATACGTCATGAGGGTGGCGGTAACTTTGATGAAGGTATTCTTAAAAGACAAATACAAAAAATCATGGACTTACCATGTGATAAAGTATTTCATAACGCCGCTTACGATGTAGGTTGGCTTAGATGGTGGGGTGTAGAAGTAAAAGGTAAAATTATAGATACCCTAATTGCCGCGCCACTTATAGATGAAAACAGATTTAGATATTCACTAAACGAATTAGGTAAAGACTATCTTAAAGAAACAAAGTCAGAAGCTTTATTATACGAAGCCGCGAAGGAGTGGGGCGTTGATGCAAAAGCACAGATGTATAAACTTCCGGCAATGTATGTTGGTCCTTATGCAGAACAAGATGCAGAATTAACACTAAAACTATGGCAGTATTTTAAAGTAGAAATAATTAAGCAAGAGTTATCTAGTATCTTTGATTTAGAGACACGTCTCTTTCCATGTTTACTTGATATGAAATCAAAAGGGGTACGTGTTGATTTAGATAAAGCAGATAGAATAAAAAAAGATTTACAGAAAAAAGAAACAACGCTACTCAAACAAATTAAAAAAGATACAGGTGTTGATGTTGATATTTGGGCCGCAGTGAGTGTAGCAAAAGCATTTGATAAATTAAATATTAAATACGAGCGCACCGAAAAGTCCGAGCAACCAAAGTTTGATAAAAACTTTTTAACAACACACAAACATCCATTAGCAAAAATGGTAGTACAAGCAAGAGAGTTCAATAAAGCACGCACAACTTTTATTGACACAATATTAACACACTCTTCGCACAGTAGAATTCACGCCGATATCAATCAAATGCGTGGTGAAACAGGAGGAACAGTCACAGGACGGTTCAGTTATAGTAATCCAAACCTACAACAAATTCCTGCACGTAATAAAGATATCGGGCCGTTGATACGATCAATCTTCGTCCCAGACGAGGGTTGCAAGTGGGGGTCATTTGACTATAGCCAACAAGAGCCTAGAGTTCTTGTCCACTTCGCCGCGCTTACCGGCGGTGGCTTGAAAGGCGCCGACGAGGTCATCGAGTCTTATAAGACAGAAGATCCCGACTTTCATCAAGCTGTCGCCGATATGGCCGGCATTGACCGGAGTACAGCCAAGACAATTAATCTTGGTATGATGTACGGTATGGGTAAAGGTAAACTATCTAGCGAATTAGGTTTAGATAGAGACGAGACCGAAGATTTATTCGCTAAGTTTCATGCGAACGTTCCTTTTGTTAAACAGCTCATGGAACAAGCAACACGCAAAGCGGATAATGTTGGTTTCTTACGCACACTGCTAGGCCGTAAGTGTCGCTTTGATTTATGGGAGCCAAGAGCATTTGGTATACATAAAGCATTGCCACTGTGGGAAGCAGAAAAAGAATATGGACGTGATCTAAAGAGAGCATGGACATACAAAGCATTGAACAGATTGATACAAGGATCATCGGCTGATATGACAAAAAAGGCGATGGTTGATTTGTATGACGAGGGTATTGTTTCTCACATACAGGTACACGATGAATTAAACTGTTCTATTGAGAACCCGGAACAAGCAACACGGATCAAAGAAGTTATGGAGAATACCGTAGAACTTAAAGTACCTTTGAAAGTTGATGCAGAGATAGGACCCTCATGGGGAGAGATAAAAAAGAAATGAAACGCATTAATCCAGAGACAAATAAACCATTTAAATGCGGTGATGTTAGAGAAGACGGATTTATATTTGATGCTTACGTAAAGTCTGTAACAAGAAAATCGGGGTATTATAAGGAAATTTGGAGAAGTCCGGAGCAACATGCTAAAGAGATGCAAAGAAAAAGAGATGGTAAAAAAATAAAATATGATCTAATATCTGAACACATAAATAATATTAAAGTAGAAAAAGGTTGTGCTCATTGTGGATATAATGAAAATCCAATAGGCTTAGACTTTCATCATTTAAATAAATTATTAAAAAAGTACAACATATCTAGTATTTGGAAAACAAGTTGGAAACAATTTAAAAAGATTGAAGATGAAATTAAACTATGTGAAGTTCTTTGTGCAATTTGTCACCGAATTGAAGAACAAAAACAAAGAGATTTAAAAAAGAAAAAAGATGTTTAAGGAACTATGCGCGACATTATTTATATTATGTAATCCATTACTGAATGGTTTTACATTTAACTATGATGGTAATCCGCAAGATCAGTTTGTGCAAGGTATAGCCGAGTGTACTGTACTCAATAACGCGGTTATCGAACCACGGTACAGGGTTGTGGTAGCGATTAGTGTAGCACAAGCCATACTAGAGTCCGATTGGGGACGCTCTCGTTTCGCCGTAGAGGGTAATAACTACTACGGAATCATCGAAACAGACAGCACAGAGCCTCATATGAAGTCAAAAAACAGTGATGTACTACTAAAAAAGTACCCAAACAGATGTGAGAGTGTTGCTGATTACATTGCCTTACTCAATTCATCTAGTGCCTTTGTTGAATATAGAGACTTACGTTTACAACAATATATAACTGATAATGTAGATGTTTTTCTTATTATTGAGACCTTAGAAAACTACGCAATTGACCCGGAGTATACAAATAAACTACTTGCTATTACTCTAGGCTTGTTTCAAAAGTACCCGGAAATATTTAAATCAAAACAAATTTGGGAATACTATAATAATAACAAAGCCACATGAGTGGTTGTTTAGCTTTGTTTGTTGCCTTTAGTATGCACTTTGGATTGGAAGGTGACTATAATAATGTTCATCCACACGCGCGCTGTACTGTCAATAATTATATAGGTGGTATCTATTATAATAGCGAAGAAACAACAAGTGTGTATCTTGGAAAGACTAATAAGATATCGAAGTTTAATGTAGAGTACGGATTGGTTACTGGATATAGTGGCATGGACCCCGCACCAATGTTTAGAATAGAAAAAGACGGGTTTTTCATTGCTCCTTCCTATGAAACACAAGGTAACATAGGGGCTGTTGTAGGTATAGAATTTAAACTAAATCATTGACAATCTGTCAAAATCCCATATGTATGGGCTTGTATGAATAAACATACCACATATAGGAGAAAGTAATGACCGACATTAAAAAGTATAAATCTGTCGCGATCAGCATAGATACTTATAAACGAGCCAAACCCATAGCAGAACAAAATTATATGTCCATGGCTTCCTTTATACGTTACTTAGTTGATAAAGAAGAACAGCAATCTAAAAATGGAGACAAGCATGTCAGACAGTAATGATAGAAGAATTAAAGCAGCGCTATATACAGCCGTTTTAAATAAACTTAGCGGAGAGTTATCCGAACTTGAAGCTAAAGAAGTGCTTTTAACGAACGCACCGGCATATATTACAAGCAAAGATCATGACCACGCAGATCATATTGAAGAGTTAAAGAATATTATATTAGAGAAAGTACATACTAGAGATGCTATCAAAGATATAAAAGCAGTTTACTTTGCAGAACAGATCGCGAAAGCCAATGAAAAAGCAACGAATAGTTAGTGCAGTAAGAAGAGTACAAGATAAAGTGATTGTGTCCTACACAGACGGGACAACAAAAGAATTTACTGTGAACGAATGGTTATATTCTTACGGCGAAGGTCGTCGTCTGTGGGAGCAACACGAAAGAGAATTTAAAAACCCGGAGAATTTTGATGGCTGAAGAACAAGTATCATTTGATATATACCAACCTTTTGGAGCAAGTATACTCAAAACAAAGCTACCTCAAGTGTATGTCGATGCATTAAACAAACAATCTGATGACATATTGAATGATGAAGAGAAGAGTAAAGAGAGAGATTGGAGCCACAATCTTGCCGGGAACGTCAAAAAAGAGATTAGTATAGACCATATGGCTATCAAAGGTTTACCAGAATTCCTCGCGACACTATCCGAGGAGTATACGAAGCGTGTTCTACCCGAATTTCTTCCCGCGGGTACAAAAATCGCGTTCCGTGTGTGGACAGTTAGTCAGTGGGCCGGTGATTTTAACCCGATGCATATTCATGATTCTAATTTATCGGGTGTTTGTTTTCTAAAAATTCCTCCTGAGTTTGAAGAAGAATACAAAAAAGAAGATCATCATCCTACTGCCGGCTGTCTTGAGTTTATTGGGTCAATCCCCAATCATTTTGCTAGACATAGCTTTCTAGTGAAGCCAGAGGTAGGAGATTTTTATCTCTTTCCTAGTTGGCTAGTACACCAAGTCTATCCTTTTAGAAGTGATGGAGAAAGACGCTCCATGGCGTTTAACGTACACTTTACCATGGAAAACCCAATGAAAGGTGTCAATGTCTGAGGAAACAAAATACGATAAACAAGCAAAGAACTTACGCTACCGATTTGATAAAGAAGGCTTTAAAAAAAACCGTTGGGAACAGCTAGACCGTAAAGAAAAAGATTATTGGCGCGGTCGCGTACAACAATGGAGCCAAGATAGAGTTATGCCGAACATGCAATACAGTCCTCGTCCTCGTCGTAGTTCGTAACATATTGAACGGTAGGTTTTACAGGTTCTTCCGCGCATTCACATAATTTTTTTGATTCTAATTCTTCTACTCTGCCTTGTAAATACACAATAACATCCTTTAATTCTTCCACCGTCATATAATCTCCTTTGTTTTGGGGGTAAGCTTCTAGCTATACACCGAAAGCTTATATGGGATCAAGTTATTTTTCAGATATTTTTTCACCAATTGCATAAATCATCACCGCGATAAACAACAGTATAATAATTATTGCAACTAATCCTGTAAGTATGAGAATTTTCATTTCTTTTTCTTCTTGCGTTTCGTAAATAGTTTCATCCAGTCTAGTCTTGGACCGTAGTATATCGCCTTGTACTTATTGCCAAGGTAGTCGTAGTCCCAATACCACTGCCAAACGTACTTAGCCAATGCCCGCCATCTCCGCACTCATTGCTTCTGCTCTGTTAGGTGTTTGTTTTGCCCAACGTGAGTCTAGCATTTCCATCGCCGCCGTCGCATATTCCGGGGGATCTTGTTCTAAGGCTTTCCACATGTTCTTAAATTTACTCACCCCTGTTTCTCCTAGCTGAAATACCATCTCAATGATGATTTCTTTTGCTAGGTCATCTATATCGGGACAGTTGCTACAAAGCCTCTCAGCGCCATTTATGGCGTTTTGTAGATCAGCTTCAAGGATATCCATGAGGAATTTCTCTTCATACTCTTTATCATCTTCCCAAAACTCTTCGACGCATAAATGACCGACGCCCACGGTTCTCTTACCTAGGGTATCTAGGTATACCTTGTTTCTGTAACCTTCGTGTTTTTTCACGGAAGCTAGTAATCTATCCATGTTCATTTTGTTTCTCCTTATAATCTCCTTTGAGATACGTTATTGTTTGCACCCACCCTGTTGGTATGGTGATATGACGCCCGCCTTCTTTGTCGCCGTCAAATTCTGAATAGTCTGCCATGATAATTATCTTTGTCTCGTCTTTGTACATGAGCCACCCTGCTGAATGACACACGGCTAATCGTTCTTTTTGTATGTCTTCAATAGAATGCCACCCGGTTTGTCCGTCTTTGGCATCGAGCCACGTAACAAGGACCATGGGTTTATTCATTGTGCTTCAATCCACTTTCGTGCTTGTTCAAAAGGCTTTGCTAGTTTCTTTTGTTTTTTGTAGTGTTCATTCCACATACACTTAGCGCAAGAGTAAAACATATTATGTTCGATGATCACGGCTTTCTCTTTTTTACAGGTGTCACACAGTTTATCTTTGCTCATATGTGATACACTACCTCATCGTCTCCAAGCTCTCTCATCTTCACTTTATAGGCCTTTAAAAAGTCTTTTAAGGGCATATCAGAGTTCTCTAAGTGTGCTAGGTGTAGGTTCTTATCGTAGCTGTAGATAACAAATGCCCTCTCATAGCAGTTATCTAAGAAACTATTTTGTCTATTTTCTTGTTCGTCTATGACCCAATCTTTAAATGCACTCATTCTTTCTCCTAATTGTTTCTTTCAAACACGGTATTAGCGCCGATGTTGTGAAAAATTTCTTGTTTGAACTCTTCTAGTTCTGCACGTATGTGGTTGTTATCCGTCTCTAGTATCTCTACTAGTCTATTCGCTACGTAGAATATATCTACTCTGTTATCTGGTAAGTTATCTTTCATGTTAGTCCTTTCTAGGTTTCTAAATACAGAGGTGTATATTCCCCCATATAAGAACCGGCAATGTTAAAGTCGAAATACTCGACCGCTTCCTCATAAGACATCTCACTACGTCCCATAAGTAATTCTAAAATTAGTTCCGTGTCGTACACGACGCGTGTTCTTTCTCCGTCCCATACTACTCCCGCTATTGCTTCGTCGAAACCCTCTGCAAATAAGATGTTCGGCTCGTCGTCGCCATAGAGATCTGTTATGTCTGCTCGATTCATAGTCCTTTGATATCATGTTTTTGGACCTCGGACAATGGACAAAATGACGCATATAATGGTTGACATTTTTATTGTACATAGTAATCACAATTGTTCATTGTTCGTTTCGTGGGGCTCTTTCATAGGGCCCTTTTTTTATTCTTTTTCCTTCCATTTCTCTATTATCTGCTCATCAGTAGAATCATCAATATAGTAGGTGTACCCGTTGAGATTGATATATAAGGCATCTTCAGAGACCACGTCGATACGCATTCTACCAATTCCTATTT